GGGTCAATCTCTCACTCAACCCTACCGATTCGGCTAGCTTTGCCTAACGGATAACACGTGTCAAGAACCATCCCTCGCCGTCTTGCGAGCAGAAAGAAACACGTGTTGAGAGGGGTGTCGCGCGCCGCCTTACGCCGAAGCGCAAGGCGGCGCTGAGCCCGCTTCCTCCGCATGGAGCAGCTCCTCGAGAGCGATCTCGGCAGCAGCCGCAAGGTCGTCAAATGAGAACTCGGCCGAAACCGACCGTGACGCCTCTACGGAAAGCAGGTTCGCGACTGGACCCGACATACGCACCGTTCCCTCGGGTTCGGCATCGGGGTCGAAATCCATTCCTGGCAACTGGAAGGCATCAAGGTCCTCCCATGTCGCGCACTGGGCAAGGGACTCTAGCCAGCCCTCAAGCTCCGAAGCACAGTCGAAGTTAACTTGAGTAGCAATGGCCTCTAACATCATCGGTACGTCTTCGTCCGTGACGCAGTAGGGTCCGCCAGCTACGCGATAAAACATGTCCCGATCCGTCGCGAGAAGATGGGCCATATCCTTAGAAAGAATAGGACGGCCCTCGTCATCGATCTCAACAATGCCCTCGAAATGGCGTAGATCGACGTTGTACATCTTAGCGACGGCGATAAGGTATTCACGAATTCCAGGTGTTTGTGAATCGGTCGTCCAGTAACCGAAGAGCTTGAGCTTGTACTTCTCAACGTCGAGATTGCGCGCGACGGAAATTTTGCGGAGTGCCTTTGGCACATCAGCGTACGAAGCCAAGGACTCCAACGGCTTAGGATAATAACGCCCGAGGAAGAAAGTTCCGTCCTCGGGGCGCGAAAACGCCACTTTGAGCTTCATCCCAATACCCTCCGTAAAGAACATTGCAGAGGTGTTCCAGTCATCATCAGAGATGCCTGGGAGGTGAGGCCCAACGCCGTCGTCCCCGAACTTGGGCCCTATGACGGCGTATGGAATGCTGTAAATGTCGATCTCCTGATTCTTGAACATGAAATCACCCCAGAAAAGGTGAGTAAGATCACCACTTTTCCCCGCATAATGCTTGAGAGCAGTGCGGATGGTGTTCTTCTTAGCAGTCGACAGGTCGAGCTCCATCTTGTGGCGCAACCGAAACGTGGTTCTCGTGATTGCAAGGCACGTTGAGACGTACTCAATGAAAGCAGACACGACGGTGTTAAGTTCGGTCGTCACGCCGGATCCGCTGTTATTCTTGAAACCGGTCTTAATTGGCTTTCCATTGAGCATGGTCGTAAAGTCCACGTTCGCCTCGAGGATTTTCTTAACTTCCTCGTAATCGGCGGCGTGGACAAAAGCCAAGACGAACTCGACAAACCAGGAATAAATGTATTCACTGATCGTCTCGTCCATCTTGGAATAATCCGTGTCATGCAGGCCGCTCACCTGACCACCTTTATCAACGTCAACGGCATGCATCGCAATTTCTGTGAGTTTGCGAATGGACATGGCGATGTCGTGTGGGGAATTGCCAGGTTGGTAGAATCCGCAGTTCTTGAGTACTTCCTTAACAAGGAGGCCGACTCGTCCTGTCTGAATGGCCATTTCCTCAGTATACTGCGTGATCCCACGGGGCGCGACGCTAGCTTTAGGTCCAACCTCGTGCTTGAGGTTCGTCTTGGGGACCGTCTCGCGAGCGACAAGTTCGACATTGCGTTGTAAACGCGCGGCTTGCAAGGCCTGAGTCCGTCGTTGATATATGATCTCGGGACCGACCATGGTTACCGATCCCAGGGCGATGCCGGTTTCGCCTGAGACCTGATCGATGAAGCGAGGGAGAAGCAAAGATGCGATTTCCTTGAT